CCATAGGACAGACTCTTTTGGAGTCTGTGGAAGTCACTTCATAATGACTTCCGTCCATCCACGAACCGTCTGAACGCGTCGTGGAAGCGCGTAGGTTGAACCACCTTTGTGGTTGCTGGGGAGTCCTGCTTCAGTTTCGCCTCGAGAGGCTAACTTTAGTAACGACTCTTGAACATGCCACCAGGCATGAGACTCAAGTATCTGGCACTGTTGCCGAACGGTCGTGATTCTGGACTGCCACAGATGGAGCTTTCGATTATATTTTGTCGAAGGCTCGTTCTTAAGCATGTATCCGAAATCACGATCAACATACTCATATATCCCCTGAGCGTTAGGATTATTGCTTAAATGCAATACTCCGACGCGCTCTCGGACTAATTTGTATAGATACGCCGCAACACACTCATATCCGTCAGCACGCATGTTTTTAGCAAGCATGCATAATGATATGAGGTCAACGACGGAGGATGCTCTCCACTTCTTCAAACGATGAGGCGTAACATCTTTGCCACGATAGGCATCGACGCCACAGGATTCTCGGAAGAATCCCTTCCTGAATGTCTTCTTCTCGTTGGGTATGGACCCAGCGATGATTAAGCCATACAGGGCACCATCGTAATATTTTGAAGGGAAAAGAACATCATCCCCGAAGACAAAAACCTCGCCACAGTCTACACCGTGACGGGCTCGAATGCCTGACCTCACCATAGCCCAGAACACCAGACTTTCCAAAGGGAAAGTAATGGCGTTGCCCATAGGGGCAAATTTTCTGAGCACATGAACACGTCCATCTAAGAGTTTAACCCTAGATGCACGGCTGCATGCCATGATTTCGTAGGCGTAGTCCCCAAAAAGGAACTTCACCAACTTACATGATATACGGTCGCTTGCCTCCTTCAGGTCAAGAGTACAATACTCTCGATCAGCAGAAGAAGACAAAGCCAGATTGCCGTTCACTAACTGGTCGTCGAATTTTATTCGACCACTGGTAAGCGGACTGCGTTCGATAGCTTTTTCTAGGAGTCTCCTCTG